GGAGCTTCTGAAGATTTAACAGTTGCAACAGAAAGAGCAGCATTTACATTAGTGTTTACTGATAGTACTCAAGGATGGCTCCTAACGAATAATTAAGGAGAATAAATGGCTAACTATAAAGATTTACACGGTTTTCAAATTAAAAGTTATTCTAGTGATCCTTCTAATCCTATTAAAGGAGAAGTTTGGTATAATTCTACTACTCAAGTTTTAAAAGGTTATCAATCTAAAGGAGCTGCTTGGGAATCAGGAGGAGATTTAAACACATTAAGAGGCGCTGTTAAAGGACAAGGAACACAAACTGCAGCTTTAGCTGTAGGTGGTAATACTCCTTCAGCTCCAACTGGAGTAACTGAATCTTATGATGGAACAAGTTGGTCAGAACAACCTGATTTAAATACTGCTAGACACTCAGGAGGAATGTCACAAGCTGGACCTCAAACAGCTGCTTTCTATGCAGCAGGAGATCACAACACTTCTGGTAAACAAAATGCAACTGAAGAATATGATGGTTCTAGCTGGACAAATGGAAATAATTATCCATTATCAGCAACTATAGGTGGTACTGGAACAGTAACAGCAGGACTTGGATTTGGTGGTTATTTACCTGGCACTGGTGAACTATATAAACATGATACATCTGAATATGATGGAACTAATTGGACAGCAGGTGGAGATATGCCTGTAGAAAGAAATGACATAACTGGGGTTGGAACTCAAACTGCAACTCTTGCAGCTGGAGGAATAGGATCTGGATCACCAGGAACATTTAATAATTCAGCAACTTATGATGGTTCTTCGTGGACAGCAACAAATAATTTACATACAGCATCGGGTGCTGGTGGTATGTTTGGAACTCAAACAGTGGCTTTTCTTTTTGGAGGTAGAAGTGCACCAGGTGGTTCTATTTTAACTACTAATCAATCTTGGAATGGAACAAGCTGGTCTCAAAGTCCTGCTACTCTAACAACTGCAAGAACTAATATGGCAGCTGTGGGACAATCAGGAACTGCTGGACTTGCAGCAGGAGGTAATCCTAATATGGCTACTACAGAAGAATATAACGATCCAGCTTTTGGAATAAGAACTTGGGATGCATCATGACAGATTATAAAGCAATACATGGAAAAAAAATTAAGTTTTTAACTACAGATTTAAGTACAGCTGAAGGTGAAGGAGAAATTTTTTATAGTGATACTGATGCAGGATTTAAAGTAGGAGTTGCTGCTTCTGCGTGGTCATCTGGTAGTCCCGTAGCTACTGCTAGAGCTTACCCAGCAGGAGCTGGTATACAAACAGCATCTTTTTGTGTAACAGGACTTGTTTCCCCCACTGTAATTTCTAATGCAACAGAAGAATATAATGGTTCTGGATGGTCTGCTGGAGGAGACTTACCTGCTAATAGATGGGCAAATGCTGCATGCGGAACATTAACTGCAGGATTAGCTTTTGGTGGACATGGTCCAGGATCACCATCATATAAAGCTGAAACGTATGAATATGATGGCTCTTCATGGACAGAAACAAATGATCTTAATACTGCTAGATATATGCTAGCTGGAGCAGGAACCCAAACTGCTGGATTATCAATGGGAGCATCAGCAGGAGCACATGGTGATTCGACTGAAGAATATAATGGAACTTCTTGGACAGAAAGTGGAGCCTTAGGAACAGCGAGATACCATCACGGAGGTTGTGGAACACAAACAGCAGCTTTAGTTACAGGTGGAGCTACTTTTCCACCAAGAGTTAATATAAACGCAACAGAAGAATATGATGGATCAAGTTGGACTGCAGGAGAAAATATGCCAAATAGCTATTCCCAACATGTCAATATTGGAATTCAAACAGCGGCTTTATCATTTGGAGGTCAGGCAGCTGCACCTCCTACACCCGTAGTCAATACAACATTAACATATGATGGTACTGATTATGCATCAGCTCCTAATATGGGAACAGCAAGAAATAATCATGCAGGAGCAGGAGTTCAAGCAGCAGGATTAGCTTTTACAGGAAGTACACCATCAAATTCGGCTGCAACAGAAGAATATAATTTTACAGCTATGACTGTCACTGCTGGTGCATGGGCTAATAGTAATAATACAAATACAGCTTTAGGAACTACTGCTGGATGTGGAACTCAAACTGCAGGACTTATTATGGGAGGTGCAGATAATGTAGTTAAAAGTGAATCATATGATGGTTCATCTTGGACAGAAGGCCCTGATTTAAATACAGGTAGGTATGGAGCAGGAGAGGCAACAGCTGCTCCTCAAACTGCTGCAGTTATTTTTGGTGGTGTAGTATCAGACACTAGAAAATCAGAAGTTGAAGAATATAATGGATCAAGTTGGAGTGAAGTTACTGATATGCCTGCGGATATTGGACAAATAGCAGGAGCTGGCACACAAACTGCTGGACTTTCAATAGGTGGCAGTACTGGTGCAACAGCTTGGGTTGCAGAATCATATGAATATGATGGAACCAATTGGACAGCGGCTGGAAATATTAATACTGCTAGAGAAAGAGCAGCTGGTGCAGGAACACAAACTGCTGGAATTGCAATAGGAGGAAACAATGCTACTTCGCATTTAGCAAATGTAGAAGAATATGATGGGTCCTCTTGGAGTGAAGTTACTGATATTCCTACAGCTACTAAACTTGGAGCAACTGCAGGAATACAAACAAATATGATATTTTTTATGGGTAATACTCCTCCAAACAGTGTTCCAACGACTACAATTGGTTATGATGGAACTAGTTGGTCTACAAGACCTGCAATGGCAACTGCAAGGCAAGGAGGGGCAGGAGCAGGAACTGGAGCGTTAGGATTAGCAGCAGCAGGAGCTAATTCAGGTGGAACAGCAGTGGCTAACACTGAAGAATTTACAGGAGAAACAACATCATTAAATTTAAAAACTATAACTGATAGTTGATTTATGATACTATTAATATATAAAGTATAAAAGGAGGATTAATATGGCACTATTTATATACGGCGTAGCAACAAACACTGGAAAAGGATTTTTTACTCATGAAGATAGAAGAAACTTTTTTCTAAGAGGTTACACTGGAAAAGATGGCGATGACTATGTTGATGTTTGGGTTATTGGAGCTAATGAAAGAGGAGCATGTTGGTTAGCTGATAGAAACGGAACTGAAAAAACAAAATCAGAAGCACAAACTTTAGTTACTGCAGCAGTCACTGCTGCTCAAAATGAATGGGATGGTTTATCTGATGAACAAAAAGCACTTCGAGGACCTAGACCTACAGCAATTTCAATCCCTTAAAGGAATTTAAATGGCAGACTATACCGAATTAAAAGGTCTTAAAGTCAAGTACCTTGACTCTGATCCATCTCCTGGAACAGCTGGAGATGTTTGGTACAATACAACTACAGCACAATTAAAATCATTTTTAGCAACAACTGCTTTTTCAGCTAGTAGTCCTGTACTTACTGCAAGAAGTTATGGTGGTAGTGCTGGAACTCAAACAGCAAATGTATTTTTTGGTGGTGAAATTTATCCTAATCCAAATGCTAGTACAGAAGAATATGATGGTACTGGCTGGGCATCTAGCAATAATATGAATTTAGGTAGAGGTTCCATAGGAGGATTTGGAACTCAAACCGCTGCAGTCGCTGTAGCTGGAACTCATCCAGCTCCTTCTGATAGAGTAGCAAATGTTGAAGAATATAATGGTTCATCATGGACTGCTGGAGAAAATTATCCAGCAAGTGCTATAAACTCTAATGGATCAGGAACTTTAACTGCTGGTATTCAAATGGGAGGTTCAACAACAGCAACTCAAGATGCATCAAATGAATACGATGGCACTGATTGGACTGCAGGTGGTGATATGAACAGTGCAAGAGATGCTTTTATGACTGCAACTCAAGGAACACAAACAGCAACTTTAGCAGCTGGTGGAGGACCAGCTGGTGCCAATTGTGAAACTTATGATGGTTCGTCATGGACAGAGGTTGGTAATTTTCCAGTTGCGTGTAGTAATAATAAAGGCGGTGGTACTCAAACTAACGCAGTAAGTTATGGCGGTGAACCTCCTGGAGGAGTTCCCGCTGGAGTAGAAGCTTATACGTGGGATGGTACAAGTTGGACTGCTAGTGCAAATATGGCAAAACATAGAATTCAGCTTGCTGGAAGTGGAACAGCCACTGCAGCATTAGCAATATCAGGTGTTCAACCAGGGCTTATATCAGACACAGAAGAATGGCATAACACATTTACAGTAGTTACTGCTGGTGCATGGGCTAGTGGTGGTGATATAAATACAGCTAGAGATAATTTAGGTGGTGCAGGAACACAAACTGCTGGATTAGTTTTTGGAGGAGATAAACCTGGTCCAGCATCTGGATCTCCTTCAAATGAAAGTGAAGAGTACGATGGTTCATCGTGGACAGAAGGAAGTAATTTAAACACAAGTAGAAGTGGATTAGGTGGTGCTGGAACTCAAACTGCAGGTTTAGGTTTTGGTGGATATACTTATCCAAACGGCAGATCTGTTGCTAGTGAAGAATATAATGGTTCTAGTTGGACAGAAGGAAGTAATTTAAATCAATCAAGAGCAAATTTGGGAGGTCTTGGTATTCAAACTGCTGCAATTGCTTATGGAGGAAGAGATGCCTCATCCCCACCAAATTCATATGATAATACTGAAAGTTATGATGGGTCAAGTTGGACAGCTTTACCTACATTAAATCAAGCACTTCAATTTGCCCCTACATCAGGAGGAGGAACCACTACAGCGGCTGTTGTTACAACTGCTACAGGTAGTCCCCTTACTGATTATACAGAAGAGTATAATGGTTCAGCATGGTCAGATGCAGGAAAAAAAGGAACTGCAAGATATAATGTTGGTGGTGCAGGAACACAAACTGCATTTTTAGCTTTTGGGGGAGGACCTAATAGAACTGATACAGAAGAATATGATGGAACAAGTTGGGCTACTAGACCTTCTTTAGCAACTGGAAGGGGTAAGGGAGCTGGAGGAGGAACTTCAGCAAGTGCTTTTTATGCTGGTGGAGCTTCCCCAGATAAAGCTAACACAGAAGAATTTACAGCGGAAACATCAGCAGCTACAGCTAAAACAATTGACTTTGATTAATTAATAGTTATATTAGAAATAACGAAAGGATTTATATGACAGATAAAAGAAATATAAAAGCGTTAATAGAAAAAGAAGCACCTAACTTAAATAATTTATTAGACCCAGAAGAGGTTAAAATATTTAAAGGTTTAACAGACGAGCTTCGAGATACTTGGACTAAAAAACAAATGTTTAGAACGGAGACTGAAATGCAGTTTTCTGTTTTAAATGATGCAAAGTATCCAACAAAAGCCGCTAAATACTGGCAGTGTGTTAGAGAGCAAAATGTATTCTTAGAAAACTTAATGCAGTTATCTTTTGATTACAGAAGAGCAGAAGTTAAACAAAAAAGAATACAAGAGAAATTAGATAAAGAAGAAGATCCATTAAAAAAAGAATTGCTACAGATAGATGTAGATGAAAAGATATATCAGAAAGCAAGCATGCAGCTAGTGGCGAGAGACAGGATGAGAGAAATAAAACTATGGTCTAAATTTAAAAAGAGATTTAATGATGGTTCCTTTGATACTAAAAATGTTAATACTCATCAATTAAACTCTTATCATTTAACTATGAAGAATAAAGCTGAAACTTTAACATCTGGTTCTTCTCAACCAGAAGTATTTAATGTATTAGGTCAACTACAATCAATTGAAAGAATTAAAAAAGATATAGCAATAGAAAATAAAAAGAAAGAAAATGCAAAACTGGAATTCGACAAAAACTCAATCGGAAAACAGGATTAAAAAACTTTTCTTTTTAGTTGCTATGCCAAGGTCGGGAAATACCTTGTTTACATCTATCATGAATCAAAACTCTAATATAGCGTGCACCCCTAATTCTATTACATTGGAGATTATGAAAGATTTATTTTTATTAAAAAAGACAGATGTATTTCAAAATTATCCAGATCATCAGTCTTTAGACAACGTATTAAATTCTGTTTATGTTAGTTACTATAGAAATTGGCCACAGAAATATATTATAGATCGTGGACCTGTAATGACTGCAGGTAATTTTGATTTAATGCAAAAGCATTTTAAAAAACCTTTTAAGTGCGTAGTATTACTTAGAGATCTAATGGATGTATTAGCTAGTTATATAAAATGGTATACAGAAAACCCTAATGCATTTCCTAATAGATATGATTGTAAAAATGATGAAGAAAAATTATCAATGATAATGAATAAAGATGGCGCTGTTGCCAAAGATTTAGAAGCAATTAAAAATGCATATAACTATCCTGATATATGTCACTTTATGAAGTATGATGATTTAGTGCAAAACCCTGAAGAAGAAATAAATAAAGTATATACTTTCTTTAACATACCTTATTTTAAACATAGATTTTTTGATCTAAATCAAATTCAAGTTAATGGTATGGGATATAATGATAGCATTGTTGGAAAAAATATGCATATTATACGTCGTGAAATTAAGAAAGAATATAATCCCTACATTGAAAGAATACCAAAAAGAATAAGAGAAAAATATGGACACATTAAATTTTAGTTTTATATTTTTAGGTCAATCAGTATTAAGGTATGAAGTACCTTTGGATGTATATAATATTATTAATCATATTTATGAAACAAGACGACATGAATTACCACCAGCTAATAAACAATTAGTTGGTAAAATTCAAAATGAACATTCCTTATTTTTTGATGGTCCTCCAAACAATAAAATGCATCCACATAATTTTTTACCAGATAATGTACGTCAATGGTTTTATATGGTTATGAAACATTACTTAGATTGGAATAAAATTAAAGAATATAAAATGCATATAAATTCTGTATGGATAAATGAAATGAAAGCTAATGAATACAACCCAGTGCACATTCATCAAGGATCAATATTTACAGGATTGTCTTCAGTGATGATTTTAAAACTACCAAAGAATACTGGCGTTGAATATTCAGCAGCTGAAAAACCTATGAATGGTCAATTACAAATACTAGGAAATTCATCAGGACAATTTGCAAATGTTGATTATGGTCCTATAATGAAAGAGAGAAATTTTTATATTTTTCCATATGACATAAGACATTGTGTATATCCTTTTAATAGTACAGATGAAATAAGAAGAACTCTTTCATGTAATATGGACGTAGAATATGACCCAATTAAAAATAGGAGCGCATGATAATAACAGAACCTAAATGGAAAAGTTGGATAGTTGAAACAACAACTCCTTTATTTACACCAGATCAATGTAGAGAAATTATTGAATGTGGTCACAGACAAAAACCTATAAAAGCACAAGTTGGAATTGGTAGACCTGAAGGTGGAACAGATACAAAAAAAAGAGTAACTACTATTGGTTGGATTCCATTTGAAGAAATGCAACCAATGTATAATCAAGTAAATGAATTTATACAAAAAGCAAATAAAAATCATTTTGGATTTGGTGATATACAAATAACTGAAACCGCTCAATTTACAGAATATCCTGAAGGTGGTTTTTATGATTGGCATATGGATACAGATGTTAATATGACTTATGAACCACCAGTGCGAAAAATATCTATGACAGTTTTATTATCTCCTGAAAATCAATTTGAAGGTGGAGATTTAGAATTAATGGCCCCTGGTAAAAGAGTTAAACTTAAACAAGGTCATGCAATTATATTTGCATCTTTTTTAAATCATAGAGTAGCACCAATAACTCGTGGTGTTAGACAATCTTTAGTCATGTGGTTTGGGGGAGAACCTTTTAAATGATTAAAGAATATTTATTTCCAACTATTATTTACGTTAAAGATTTACCTAATGCTAATGAGTTAAATTCTTATTTAGAAAAGCATATTATTGAATGGAGTAAACAAGATAAAGGTGTAAGTAAAACTAATGTTAATGGTTGGCACTCACAGACGGATATGAACCATAGAAAAGAATATGAACCATTAATTAAAGAATTGTTTCAAATGCAAAATGAAATTATTCAAGAAGAGCACTTAGATATTAAATCTAGATTAGGTAATATGTGGGCTAATATAAATTTACCTGGTGGATATAATAATATGCATCTTCATCCTAATTCATTATTTTCTGGCGCCTACTATGTAAAAGCGTCACCTAATTCTGGTCGATTAGCACTAATGGACCCAAGACCAGGAGCACAACAAGTAATGCCAAATAGAAAAAAAGGAAAATTACCTAGAGAATTATGGCGAGAAACTTACTATGATCCAGTTCCTGGAAGACTTATAATGTTTCCATCTTGGTTGTGGCATAAAGTAGAACCTAATAAAAGTAATGATATAAGAATATCGGTATCTTTTAATTTTATAATGTTATGATTTTTCAATATAAAAAATATCAAGTTATTAAGAACGCTATATCTTATGAATTAGCTAATTTTATATTTAATTATTTTTTACTTAAACGTGACGCAGTAAGTTTTTTATATAAAAATAATATAACTTACGACACAGGATTACTTGGAACATGGAACGATGAACAAGTGCCTAATACGTATTCTCATTATGCTGATCCTGTAATGGAAACATTATTAATGAAAGTAAGACCAAAAATGCAGCAAGAAACAGGGCTTCAATTGGTACCTACTTATTCATATGCTAGAGTATACAAAAAAGGAGATATTTTAAAACGTCATAAAGATAGACCTAGTTGTGAAATATCTACTACTCTTCATTTAGGAGGAGCTTCTTGGCCTATATTTATAGATGGTACAGGAGCTGATAATGTAATTGATGAACGTAAAAATATAATAAAGCCCAATGCCCCAGAAGGCACTAAAGTCTTGCTTGAAGTGGGAGATATGCTAGTATATAGTGGATGTGAATTAGAGCATTGGAGAGAACCCCTTGAAGGAGAAACTTGTGGACAAGTATTCCTTCATTATAACCATGTAAATGGTCCTTTTGCTGAAAAAAACAGGTTCGACAAAAGGCCGATGTTAGGTATTCCAAAATTAAGGAATAAATAATATAATGGTTATATATGTTACAGAAATTAAATTTTGCACCAGGATTCAATAAACAAGTTACTGCAACTGGTGGTGAGGGTCAATGGAGAAGTGGAGATTATGTTCGTTTCAGATACAAAACTCCTGAGAAAATAGGTGGTTGGGCTCAGTTAGGAGATAATACTCTTACAGGTAGAAATACAGCTCTACATCATTTCGTTAATGCAAGTGGTATTAAGTATGCCGCATTAGGTACAAACAGATTTTTATATGTATATTCAGGAGGAGCTTTTTATGACATTACTCCTATTAAAGCCACAACAACATTAACTAATGCTTTTACAACAACACAAAATGATGCAACTGTTACATTAACTTTTTCATCTGATCATAATATATCTAAATACGATATTATCCGATTAGATAATTTTACAGCTATTACTAATTCTAATTTTAGTTCTGGTGATTTTGATGATACCAATTTTATGGTTACAACGGTTCCAACTTCAACAACACTAACAATTGAAATGGGATCAGCTGAATCTGGATCAGGAGCTAGTACTTCTGGTGGAATAAGAGTTCAACATTTTTATTCAATTGGACCAGCAACTGAAGCATCAGCAGCTGGTTGGGGACTAGGATTATGGGGTGGTACTGTGGCTGGAGAAATTACATCTACTTTAAATGGCGCCTTAACAGATTCTTCGACTAGTATTGTATTAGCTGATTCAGGAGGTATGCCTGCATCTGGAACAGTCTTAATAGATAGTGAGCGTATTGCTTATACAACAAATACTACAGGAACAGATACTTTATCAGGATTAACAAGAGGAGCAGATAACACTACAGCTGCATCACACTCTGATGGAGCAACTGTTTATGATGCATCAGAATATACTAAATGGGGTGCTTCACAAACAGGGGACATTGTAACAGCTCCTGGTCTATGGACCTTGGACAATTATGGAAATAAATTGATTGCAACTATTGTTGATGGTGCAACTTTTGAATGGGATTCAGATGCAACAGGTGCAACATCCACAAGAGCAACAATCGTTGCCAATGCACCAACAGCAGCGATACAGACTTTAGTTTCAACACCCGATAGACACTTAGTTTGTTTTGGAACTGAAAAAACTATTGGAACAACCAGTACACAGGACGATATGTATATAAGATGGTCAGATCAAGAATCAATTAATGCTTCAACTTCTTGGACACCTTCAGTAACCAATACCGCTGGAGACCAAAGACTGGCCGATGGAACACGGATCGTGGGAGCAATAAGAGGTCGGGACGCAATTTATATTTGGACTGATACATCTTTATTTATTATGAGGTTTGTTGGTGCTCCATTTACTTTTTCATTTCAACAAGTTGGAACTAACTGTGGATTAATTGGAAAAAGTGCAGCTGTTGAAGTTGATGGATCAGCTTATTGGATGTCAGAAAATGGTTTCTTTAGATACACTGGTAAACTAGAATCTTTAGCATGCTTAGTTGAAGATTATGTTTATGATGATATTAACACGGTTCCTAAAAATCATATTTATGCAGGATTAAATAATTTATTTGGTGAAGTCACGTGGTTCTATCCAGGAAGTGGAGCTTCATCTAATAATAGATCAGTAACATTTAATTATATGGATTCAACACCTGAAAGACCTGTGTGGACTACAAGTTCTTTAGCTAGATCAACATGGTCAGATTCTCATATATTTGGTAAACCACATGCAACAGAATATGTATCAGATAGTACAAGTGATTCAACAGTTGGTAATACAGATGGTGTTACTTATTATTATGAACATGAGACAGGAGTTAATCAAATTAAAGATGGTGCAGCTTCTGCAATTGCTGCAAGTATTCAATCTGGAGATTTTGATATATCTATGACACAAGGTGGTGGAGCAGATTTAAGAGGAGATGGTGAATACGTTATGAAAATTAGAAGAGTACTTCCAGACTTTTTAACTCAAACAGGTGATGCAAGAGTTACATTAAACTTAAAAAATTATCCAACAGATTCAGAAGCTAGTTCTTCATTAGGTCCTTTTGATACAACTACAAGTACAACTAAAATAGATACCCGTGCTAGAGCAAGAGCCATATCTTTAAAGGTTGACAATACAAGTACTGGACAACACTGGAAACTAGGAACATTTAGATTAGACATACAACCAGATGGTAGAAGATAATGATAGAAAAAAGAATTAATTATAGATTTGGTGGTGGTTATCAAGGTAGTTCAGCAGGCCCTGCTGGAGGAGCATCATCAGGTGGAAATTATGGTGGTAACACTGGCAACAATCAAAGCGGAAGCGGCGAAGATGATGCTAGAGAAAGAGCAATTGCACAACAATATAGTGCACCTGCACCTGCACCAGCACCAAGAGAAGAAAGAGTTAGTCCACCAAGAGAAGAAAGAGTTAGTCCAATAGAATCTATAGCTAGAATTGGTGATACAAGTTTAGCTGGAAAAACTAGAGAAGAAGCGGACAGAACAATGGAATCTCAAAATGAAGTAGAAAAAGATGCAAGAGAAGAATACATTTCAGAAATGTATACTAAACCTCCTGTAACTCCAACAGAAGATAAGGTTCCAGATTTTGTTAAGCAAGTAGTAACTCCAACAACACCAATGAGAAATAGAATTCAAGATGAAAGAGCAGAAGACATTAGAAGAAAAGAACTTGCAAATATAGCTTTGCAAACTGATAAATCTTTAATAGATATTTCTGATCCTTCAGGTCAAGATCGAGGAATCATGAGCAGTTTTGCAGACATGAGAACAAAAGAAGGTCTTATGAGTGCAGGAAAAAATTATGCTAAAAAAGCCGCTATAAACTATGGACTTCAAAAATCAGGATTAGGTTTTATTAATCCTATTCTAGGTCTTGCAAGTATGTTTGGTTTTGATCCAGTAGGATCACTTATGGCTAAAATGCCTAAAGGAACAGGAACAAAAACTATTGATACTACTCCTGGGGAAGGTAGAGAAAAGGGTATTCTGCAGGTTCAAGCACCTAAAAATGTAATAGAAAAAAACATTCAAAAATTTTCACCAGAACAATTTAATCTTTTACGTAAAAGATATGCTGAATTACAAGAAGTAATGAAAACAGGTATGCTTGGAGAACGTAAATTAACTATGGATGAATTGTCTCGTCTTGAACAAATTAGTAAACAAATGAAAGATTTTTTAGTAAGTGAAGTTGGAGGAATGAAGGTAGCATAATGGCTAGAATTGTACAATCATTAACACAACCACTAGAGAAATACGATCAACAAATACAGCAATCGTTTGTTAGAGATGTTGATAGTATAGTACAAAAATTAAACACATCCTTTCAACAGGATTTAAAAGATGAGGCGGAAGCGGAAGCTTTATTTATGGCATAATGGCTAATACATTTGTAAACAAAAAAAAGGATTTAACTAGCAACAGTGCTACTACATTGTACACTGTACCATCAGCTACAACAGCTGTTGTTAAATCAATATTGGTATCTGAAGACTCAGGAAATGCTGATACTATAACAGTGACTATAACTGATACGGATGACGCAGTTTTTAGCTTATTTAAGACTAAATCCATATCCGCTAATGCAACATCAGAATTGCTATCTGCGCCCTTAGTGGTTGCAGAAAGCGAAGTGATAAAAGTAACCGCAGCAACAGCTAATAGACTACATGTAGTCTTATCTGCGCTTGAAATTAAACCTAGATCAGTTACAGAGTAGGCTTGATTTACATGA